TGTCCTTTGACGTGACCCGACCGGTGCTCTACTGCGCCGCCGCCGTGTCCGCCGGGATGTACGGCTCCCAGTTCTACCTGACCTACCCCTACTGTACGCTGCGCACGGTTGACCCGGACTTTGCGGGGACGATTGGCACAACCTGCTATGTGGCGGGCACGCTGGCCGGCACGGTCTTTACGCCAGCGGAAGCCTTCCTGACCGCTACGGTTCCCACCGAGGACGACGGCCTGACCTACATGGCGCTGGGCACGCTTACCGGCACATACCAGACCTGCGTGTTCCCCGAGCACCCGCTCTACCGCTTCGTGGACGGCGCGTTCAAGCCGCTGTCGCAGGTGGCCTATGAGGCTTCCGTCGCCATCGGCGAGACGCGTCGGGAGATGGAAACCCGCTTTGAGCAGACCGACGCGGCCATCGCGCTCAAGGCAGACCAGACGGAGGTCCATGCCCTCTCCACGCGCGTGCAGTCCGCCGAGCAGAAAATCACCCCGCAGGCCATCACGGCAACGGTGGCGGCATCTGCGAGTTTCGTCCATGAAAAGTACGAGGGCCGCAACTACTGCCTGGGCAGCGGCGGCGAATTTACCTTCATTTCCAACCGCTACTACGAGGACGGCAAGGCCACCTCCCTCACCCTCAAAAGCCTCGCGGTTTCGGACGATTTCTTCGCGCACAGCCAAAGCGGCGCGTCCATCCGCATTTCGCTGGACATCCGCCGTCAGGGGGTGGAGGCCTCCGAAGCCGCCACGCCGGGCGTGTACTCCGGCCTGTGGGTGTACTACCTCTACAGCGAGAACGGACAGTTCAAAACCGTCGGGCGCGGCTGGTACCTGCGCACCACGGACGCGAGCTTTCAGGCCACGGACGACGGCTGGGTGCGCCTGCAATACGGACCGCTGGACCTGTCGCCCTACAACCCCGTCTCCATCTCCTATTTCGCCCTCGGCACATCCGCGGCCAACGGCATGACGGGAAACGTGCGCTTCCGAAACGTCAAGCTGGAGGTGATGAGTAACTGGACGGACTGGAGCGCCGCGCCCGAGGACATCTACGGCCTTGCCGGGCGCATGACCGACGCGGAGTCCCGCATTACGCAGAACGCCAACAACATCTCCCTCAAGGTCAACACCTCGACCTACGACTTCGAGAAGGTCTATCGCAGCCGTACCGCGCCCACGGAACAGTACGTGGACATGCTCTGGCTGGACATGTCGCTCACGCCGCCCATCCTCAAGCGGTATACGGGCTCGGCCTGGGTGGCCGTGGGCGCGCAGGAGCTAAGGACCAGCGGGATCTCCATCGGCGCAAACAACGTCGCCATTACCACAGAGAACTTCCTGCTCCAGCTCCTCGACCCCGCGAACAACGAAAACGTCCTCATGGAGATGAGCGCAAGCGGGGACGTCGGCTTTCAGGCGCTGTACGCCGATGAGGTGGTTTCGCCCTCCGTGGTCAACGCCTATACCGGCCCCGCCACGCTGTATGTCTATCCCGCCCTGAGCGGCATGGCGGCCAATGCGTGCCGCAGCCTTCGGGAGGCGCTCTCCAGAATCAACGGAAAGGCGCTGCGCTATGACGTGACCGTCACCTTCTTCACCTCCGAGGCCGAGACGCTCTACGAGATGGAGGGCGTGGAGATCAGCGGGGTGACCGGGCCGCACACGCTGCGCATCGAGGGCATGGACCGAAACAAGACGCTCAGCACCTTTCTCACCGTGAGCAGCTGCACGGCACGGATCGAGCTTTCCTACCTGAACATCCGCGACTGCCGCGGCCTCGTCAGCGGGACTTCAAAAAACAGCTACCTCATCAACGCCCGCAACAATACCTTTCTTTCTCTGACCGGATGCGTGCTCGATCTCAACAACGTCACCGCCAATGCGGTGCAGGCCACGGCCTCGTATGTGGACCTGCGCTACTGCGAGATTCGCAGTGCCTATATCGGGCTGGGGCTGGAAAACGCCACGGGCAATCTGTACTACTGCAAGGGACAGTGCACGTTCTCGGTGTTCTGCATGTCCGGCATCGCCTTTTGCACGGGCACGGTGCCTTCGGGCGGGCGCACGGCCTCCTGCAACGGGCAGATCTTCGACGCGGGCGTGACCACGGATGCGGGAACGGCCGTCGCGCCCCAGGCGCCGGACAGCACGACGGTGCAATACGCCACGCTCACCAAATCCTATCGCGGCGGCTGGCGCTCGGACACCGCGGACGTGGTGCAGGGCGTGTATTCGGACGACGGGTATTCCGCCGGCCTGAGCTGGAACTACGGCTGCATGTGGTTTGGAGGTCTGCGCGGCGTGCTCTCCGGCAAGACGGTCAAGTCCGCGACGCTCACCCTGTATCGCAAGACCGGCAGCGGCTCCGGCGCGGCCAGGACGCTTTACCTGTGCGCCATCACCAACACCACGGCCAGCGGCGCGCCCACCGTCGCGGCAAACTACGGGGCCATCGGCACCCTTGGCCGCGCGGAGCAGATGACATTCGCCATCCCGCTGGCCGCGGCGGAGGGTCTGGCCAACGGGACGTTCGGCGGCCTGTGCCTGTACGAGTCGCCCTACAACTTCGGCGCTTCCAACTGGTCGGCCAACTACATGCGCATCGCCGGAACGGACAGCAGCTACAAGCCCTGCTTGCGGGTAATCTATGGCGGCACGGCCGCCGGGTAAGGAGGTTTCCAATGTACATCGCAATCCCCTTCGAGGGGCGGGTGAGAACGCTCATCCGCTCCTCTTTCGTTCTGGCAAAACGGCTGTCGGAAACGACCTACAACCTGTCCGGGGACGCCTTTCAGATGGCGCAGGTGACGGCGGAGCAGGCGCTTGTCTTTGCGGACGGCGTACCGCTTGAGGAAGGAACGGCGCTTACGGACGAGCTGCTCATGCAGGCTTTGCCGCTGGAGAGCTTTGTCTCGGTATCGGCGGAAGAGGCGCTCCCGAACGTGCTGGGCCTGCTGCTCCGGACCGCCGTGGCGGACGGGCGCGTCTCGGACGAGGAGCTGCTCTCCGTTCAGCCTGCATTGGAGGGGCGCAACTGGCGCGCAAACGTCGCGGTGCAGGTGGGCGACGTGTTCACATACAAGGGCGCACTCTGGCGCTGCCTTCAGGCACACACCACGCAGGGCGGCTGGCAGCCGGACAAGACCCCGGCCCTCTGGCACAAAGTGGAGATCGTCGCCGAGGGCACGGTGCGCGTCTGGGAGAAAGGCGTTGCCTATGCGGTCGGGGACGTGGTGGCCTTCCCGAAGGAGGACGGCGCGCAGTATACCTGTATTCAGGCGCACACCTCGCAGGCCGGGTGGCAGCCGCCGGCCGCGCCCGCGCTGTGGAAGGCACCGGAGGAAAGTGAGCCTTTGCAAATCGAAACCGAAACATGAGGCGTCCATGCGGACGGCTTTTGTATTATTTCCATCACAAGGAGGAAACATCATGCGTGACTTTTCGATTGATCTAGTATGGGCCAAGCTGCAGATGGCCATTGCCGCCGTGGGCGGCTGGCTGGGGTACTTCGTGGGCGGCGTGGACGGGCTGATGACCGCGCTGCTCATCCTGATGGTGATGGACTACGTGACCGGGGTCATGTGCGCGGTGATCGACCGGGAACTGTCCAGCTCTGTGGGGTTTCGGGGCATCTTCAAGAAGGTGCTGATCCTCATGCTGGTGGGCGTGGCGCACATCGTGGACCTGCATGTGGTACGGTCGGGAGAAGCGCTTCGCAGCGCCGTGATCTGCTTTTACCTCTCCAACGAGGGTGTGAGCGTGCTGGAAAACGCGGGGCATCTGGGCCTGCCCATCCCCGAAAAGCTCAAGGCCATCCTGGCCCAGCTGCACGACCGCATGGAGGAGCCGGACGAGACGGAGGACGGCGGCCAGTGACCGCCGTCCCCTGAAAGGAGGAGAATGCCATGTCCGAACGCGTTCAAACGCCCATGACCAACGAGCACTTTGCGGCCTTCTGCCTCTCCATGGTGGGCCAGCCCTACTGGTACGGCACCTGCCTGTACAAGTGCACGGAAAGCCTGCGCAGCCGAAAGGCGGCTCAGTATCCCTCGCATTACGCCTCCGGCCGCACGGCGCGGTACAGGCAGGATATCTCCGAGAAAAAGGTCTGTGCCGACTGCATCGGCGCGGTCAAGGGGTATGCCTGGACCGGCGGCGGACTGGGCGTGTTGGAGGCCATCGGTACGGACAAAAGCTACGCCAGCAGCTACGGCTCCCACGGCTGCCCCGACAAGGGAGCCGATTCCATGTTCACCTATGCAAAGAGCAAAGGCGCGGACTGGGGCGGCATTGACACGCTCCCGGAGGTTGTGGGGCTGGCGCTGCACAAGGAAGGGCACGTGGGCTACTATGTCGGAAACGGCGAGGCCGTGGAATGGAAGAGCTTTGCGGACGGCTGCGTCAAAACGAAGGTCGCCGGGCGCGGCTGGACGAGCTGGTACCGTCTGCCCTTCCTCGACTATGGCGACGGGATCTTGCAGGGAAGCACGGACGATGAGACGCCCGTGGAAACCCCGCTGGGCAGCCGTCTGCTGATGGACGGTTCGGAGGGCAGCGACGTGCGCGCCCTGCAGGAGCTGCTTCTGTCGCTGGGGTATGCGCTGCCCCGCTGCGGCGCGGACGGGACGTTCGGTGCGGAAACCGAGGCGGCACTCCGCGCCTTTCAGGCTGACGCGGGGCTGGAGGTGGACGGCAAGTACGGAGAAAAAAGCCATGCCGCGCTGATGGACGCCGTAGCGGATGGGGGAAAGGACAGCCGGCCTGTACAGCCGGAGCCCCCGGATGCGGAGGAACTGCCCGCCTCCGGAACGGTGGTCATCGTCTCGGACGGCGGCAAGGTCAACATCCGCGAGGGAAACGGCCTCACATACGGCCGCATCACCCAGCTTGCGCCGGGCACGACCTGCCCGTATGTCGCCACGGCCGAAAACGGATGGCATGCCATGGTGGTCGGAAGGCGCGTCGGCTGGGTGTCCCCGGAATACAGCCGGATCATCTGACCCACAACAAAAGGCTCCATCGCATGACTGCGTTGGAGCCTTACGGATCAAGATTGCCTTCCTGAAACAGGGGAGAATCGAAGAACTCGGAAATGCTGATGCCCAGTCCCTGACACATCTCATGAATGACGCGCAGCTTCACCGAATCATAGGAACAGTTGATGACGTTGCCGATGGTGGACTTGGGTACGCCGCTCTTGATGAACAGCTGGTACTGCGTCATCTGCTTTTCCTTCAGCAGCTCCGTCAGCCTGCCGCTGATCGCCTGATTGAGCTTCATTCCATCACCATCCCTGTCGCTGTACCAATATTGTAATGTGGCACCTGTCAGGAATAGTCCCTGTAGCTGTACTAATCTGCGATTTCGTGATATGATTTACAGGCGGCGTGGGGCAACAGTGCCGGACGGCAAAAAGAAAAGGACCATTCTCCCTGATACGGAGAATGATCCCCATTCCGATGCAAAGCATACCGCTCCGGTCAAACGCCCTGGTTCACGGAAAGGCAAACGCCGGGCCGCCCGTCAGCCCCGCGGAAACCGGAGGCGGGCTGCCGTGCGCGGTTTACGATTCCCTGTCCGGCAATTCGATCTGCCCGTGCCGCTCTTCAAAGTCCGCGATGTACCGGCGCAACAGGTACAGAACCTCTCCGGATACGGAGCGGCCGTCGTACTTGGAGACATATTGCAGCTTATAGTGCAATTCCCGGTCGATGTGCAGACCGAGGTGCTTGTCCTTTTCCATATCGTACTCACCTCATCCTTTGAATGAGTTGATTTTAAGTACATTTTGAGATAGAATGTTGAAAATGTACTTAAACTAAGTACATCAAATTCAAAAGGGGAGGTAATGGCGAAAGGCGCTGGGGGGGTGATCCGATTGATTGTTACCTTTTGCGGTCACAGCGAGGTCCCGGACCGCGAACAGGTGCGCGGGTGGATGAACGATGTCTGCGAACGGCTGATCGAGGACGGGGCGGCCGAGTTTTATTTGGGCGGCTATGGTGCGTTCGACCGCCTGTGCGCCGACGTGCTGCATGGGCTGAAGCGTCGGCATGCCCACATCCGCCTGATTCTGGTGCTTCCCTATCTCAACGGCGCCATGCCTGCGGAAGGCTATGACGAAACGGTTTATCCTCCGCTGGAATCGGTGCCCCGGCGATACGCTATTTTGCGCAGAAACGAATGGATGATTCAGCGCTGCGACGTGCTCGTCGCCTATGTCACCCACGGCTGGGGCGGGGCGGCCAGGACGCTGGCGTATGCACGCAAAAAGAAAAAGACCATTCTCGCATACGGAGAATGAACCTCAGAGAAAAGCAGGCAAGGCGGTCATCGCTTTGCCTGCTCCTCTTTTTTTCTCTGTATGTCCACATTGCGCCGCAGGCTGTCCGAACAGAAAAATGAGGCCGGAGGGAAAGGAGGGGTGCGGCGCAGTTGTGTTCAAAACATAAGAATCCGGACACAAAGAGTTATCTTGCAATTACGGCGGATCAGAGCAAACATGTCACATGCAGACCGAAAGAATCTGCTTCCCAAAGACAAAGGAGGAATCATTCATGGAAACCAACACCGCCCGGAACCGACTGGACGATATGCTGGAACGCTATGGCGAGGTGTGCACCCAGAAGGTCGCCGCCCAGGTGCTGAGCGTTGTGCCGCGCACCATTCACCGCATGCTGGAGGAAGGGCGCCTTCGCCGGGTCGACCGCCGGGTGGACGTGCGCTCCATCTGCGAGTACATCGAGAATCCCAAACAGGCGAATTTTGTGACCAAGGCGAAAAACGCCCGGCCGCGCAACATGATGAGCGAGAGCGACTTTTTCGCCGCGGCCCGTCAGGGCAGATGGGCGCCCCGGCGCTAAGGAGGCAGGCATATGGCGAAGAGGACGGCTTCGGGCAAGTTCCGCGGCAAGGTGACCATCGGCTACGACCCGGACGGAAAGCCGATCTACAAGTATGTGACGGCGCCGACCCGCCGGGAGCTGGAAAACGTGAAGGAGGCCGTGCGGGAGCACTACATCTTCGGCAGGGCGATTCCGCGGGATCAGCCGTTTTACGAATACGCTGGACAGTGGTACAGGATCAAAAAGGAGCCGTTCATTTCCAATGCCAGCCGCTCCTATTACAAGACGTGCTTCATTAAGCACCTTCTCCCGCAGTTCGGCATGCAGCACATGAAGGCCATCAGTGCGGCGCAGATCCAGGAATTTGTCAACGGCTTTGCGGGAGCCAGCAAGTCCCAGATCAACAACGTCATCGGAACCCTGAAGGCGATCTTCGCTTCGGCCTACGCGGAAGGGGTGATCGAGCGCGATCCCACGGTCGCGCTCATTCGCCCCAGGGCTTCCAAGGGGGCCGGGCGCAGGGCGCTGACCCCGGAGGAGACTCGGCGCGTGCTGGAGACGATCCGCACCCACCCGGAGGGCCTGTTTCTGGCGATTCTCTACTATCTGGGCGTCCGCCGGGGCGAGGCGCTGGGGCTCAAGTGGGGCGACTTTGACTTTGCGGCCGATCAGGTGCACATCCTCCGGGACATCGACTTCACCGGCTCCACCTCCTCGGAGGGCACGCTCAAGACCGCCGCCGCGGATCGCTTCATCCCCGTCCCGGCGGTTCTGAAGGAGATGCTCCTTCCAAGGCGGGAGGCGGCGGATGCCTACGTGTTCCATACGCCGTCGGGCGCGCCGCTTCCGCAGGCCAGCTACAAGCGCATGTGGTCGCGGCTGATGGTGGCCTGCGGGTGCGTGACATGGCGGGAGATCAAGCCGGGAACCTCCCGTCCGGACGACATCCTCAAGCAGGTCAAGCCCACGCTGACCCCGCACTATTTCCGGCACAACTACGTAACGCTGCTCTACGAGAGCGGCGTCGACCCGCTGATCGCCATGAAGATCGTGGGCCACACCGACTACCAGACCACCGCGAACATCTACACGCACCTTAAGGAGGAGACGCTGCGCAGGGCATCGGTCAACATGGAGAAGGTGTTTGCGGAAAGGGAGAAGGGGGAGGGTGAGGGAGTGAGGGGATAG